TTAGTTTAAACGCACCGGCATACCGGAACGGTTCTGAATCGCCTGGTCAACGATGGTCGTGTCAACATCCGCCTGAGAGGTAACGGATTGCACCGCGCTGGTCAGCTTAATCGGTACGATTTCGTTGTTGTTGATCTGATCTTCGCTGGTGGACAGCGGGTTATGCACTTCAATGTAACGGCTGCCGTCCGGCTCTGACGTCGCTTTCACCGGTTCGTTAATGAACTGCACGCGCGTACCAACCGGCACGTTATCGAACAGGAATTTGATGTCTTCATTACGCAGACGCACGCAGCCGTGGCTTACGCGTAGGCCGATACCGAAGTTGGCGTTTGTACCGTGGATGGCATACAGACGACCAATGTACAGCGCGTACAGACCCATCGGGTTATCCGGGCCGGCAGGCACAACGGCTGGCAGCGGTTCACCGGCAGCAATGTACTCAGCGTGCATTTTGGCGGTCGGCGTCCAGGTTGGGCCCGCTTTCTTACGCTCCACTTTGGTGGTCCAGTTCAGCGGGGTGTCTTTACCCAGCTGACCGATACCGATAGGCAGAACGATCACGGTGTTGGTGCCTTTCGGGTAGTAATACAGACGCATTTCGGCGCTGTTAATTACGATACCTTCGTGCACGGTATCCGGCAGGATCAGCTGCTGTGGAATGTTGAGTACGGTACCCGCTTTCGGCAGATACGGGTCAACGCCCGGGTTCGCTTCCAGCATGTTAGACAGGCCGAGCTGATACTGCGCCGCGAAGTATTCCAGCGGCTGAGTGTTACCTTCCGGCACCGTCACCACCTGGTTTTCACCCACCAGACGGCTTCCGTCTGTCGGCAGGGGATACGTCACCGCAGACGCGGTCTTACAAAAACCTACTACGGCTAACGCCGCCGCAAAAAGCGTTGTTAATTTCATGTTCATGTTATGCGAGGTATCTAAGCCATTCTGGCGATGAGTTGATAAGTCTGAATCAGTAATGGGAGCGCATTATATGTGCATTCCCGTTAACTGGGAATTCAGATGTGTACGAAATCACATTTTTTTCGATTTTGTTAAAGTTTAGTGGATTACCGCAACACGGGATCTCAATTCGGAATTGTGGCATAATGCCGCGTTTATCACACTTTTCGCAGGAATCTCTCCGTGTTAGTTACCAGCAACGTCACTATGCAGTTTCATAGCGACAAAATCAAGACCATAAAAAGGGAGCTTTCGCTCCCTTTGATGTATCACAGTTTGCGTCTGTTCTGGTCTTGAACAATAGACGAAATTGTTTTTTGCTGTTTCTTCAATTGTTCAGCGAACCATTTCTGATCGGTAACGTTGCCATTGATATGAATACTAGCGTCAATTGTCTGTTGACCTCCCGTATCCTTGTTATTATCCAAGAAATCTTTTAGATCACCGTTGGTTCTCTGATCCACAACACGCTCACCACCATCAAGCAGCCATGTTCCTTCGCGAGGAACTTCACTCAGACCATCGTGAGCCATACCTGTTAATCCAACAGATTTCATCTGCATGACTTGTCCGATAACTTGAGCATAAGACGAAGCAGCCAGAGCGTAACCAAGAGGTCCTGGATACTTAGCCATTGCAGTAGTCGCAGACTCATAAGCGTTTAACATACCGGTTGCAATAGACGTTCCTTTAGCTACTGCGAATGCAGCTTGAGCAGCTTTACTATTTTCACCAGCGATGCCACTGATAACACCTGACATACCTTGTGCGAATCCATCATACATCTGCATTTTGGTTTGAATTTCTGCCAGAGCGATAGCTTTTGATTTAACTGAATAAGCCTTATCAAGAGTTTCTTTCTGTTTCAAAAATTCTTCATGACTGATTAATCCTGCATCGTACATCTGTTGGTTCTGTTCTTTGTAACGTGCAATCTGTTCTTCCAATTGCTGTTCTCTTAGAGCCATCATCTGTTCATCAGTCGCAAAACCTAAAGCGTCAAGATTCTTGGTATTAACTGAGTTTGCATCGATATCCTGAATTACAGACATTTTCGATTGATGATCCTGTTCAATCGCTTCTAACTGACTGTTATATTCTTGAGTGCTTACAAGACCCTGTTTCTGTTTTGCATAAAGCTGTTCTAACTGCATCTGATATGCTTGTTCAACGCCTTGCGCAATTTCACCGATATCATCAGGATTCATAGTCAACTGGTCTTTAAATTCTTTAGAAGAATTCGCCATTAGTTGATTACGTCTTGCTGTAGCCTGTTCAAGAGAGATAATTCCCTTAGATTGAAGCTTATCGATGTTTGCAAGAGTCTGTTGCATCTGATTCATCTGGGAAGCAACACCACGAGCACCCTGTGAGATAATAGCAATATCAGTTTGTGTCATAGTCTGGAGATAACTAGCACGCTCGGACATCATCTTATCGTATGCAGCCTTAGCTTTTGCTGCGGCTTGTTCTTGTTCTCTTGCAGCTTTATCGGCAGCTTTTTTAGCATCCTCAGCAGCTTTTTTATCTTGCTTTTCTTTTAAGTCTTTAAGATTTTTTGTCTGTTGTTCGGCATCATCAACAGCTTTCTTAATATCTTTGTTTAATCCGTCAGCTTGAGCTTTTAATTGTGCAAGTTGAGCTTTTGCGGAAGTTGAATATCGAGGATCATCTTGAGGAATTCCATCAACATAACGGTTAAATTTAGCAAGAGGAGTATCACCATCATACCAGAAATGTTTCAGAGCATCCCAAATATCAGCTTCGGTCCAATCTCTGTTTGCAATTTCCCAAAGTTCGTTAAGTTCACTAACAAGAGGTGTAACACCTTCAACAATTAAAGTATCAACTTTGCTAGAAAGTGTTTTAACATTTCTATCGAATTCGGCATATTTCTCAGCCATTTCGGATGTGATACCAGCGCCTTGACTGTTAATAGCATTCAGAGCTTCTTGTGATGAACCGTATTGTTCTAATGTTGTGATAAGATGTGAAGCATCCGACGCCATAGTTTCCATAACGTTTGTTATTTCAGCTTTGGATTTTCCTGCTTGTTGCATCTTATAGTAAACATCGATAACAGCTTTAATACCGCCTTCAGCATCACTTGAATATTTTGCTAATGTTTCAAGACCGATTCCCCATTCTTTCAGATCATCAGCAACACCACCGCCTGCATTTCGAAGAGAATCACCAATATGGTCAAGTGCATCTTTGTTAATATCTCCAAACTTCTCAACTTCCATTCCTGTTGCTTTAAATTCTTTTTGAAGTTTTTGAAGCATCTCAATAGAAACACCAGTGTTTGTGCTGATTTCATTAAGAGTGTTAACAGTTGATGAGGCTTTATTAATTGCAGCAAGACCAGCGCCAGCAGCAAGACCAGCAAGTCCTAGTCCTCTCAGAGCAGGTGACATCGTGTTAATCGTGTTCAACCCACCTCTGAGATTATTCAAGGGTCCTGTAAGATTACTGAACAGACCGTTTGCTACGGAATCCAGTTTGTTCAGTTCGTCCAGTGATTTATTAACCGCTGTTGATAGACCCTTATTATCAGCGTTAATCGTTACGTCATATCTTGAATTAGCCATTTCGTTTTGTTCTCTTTTTCGCCTTCGCGATTAATTTCGGATCATACATCGATAATATTTTTTCTCGATTGGCTTCTTCGGCTTCTTTACGTTCTTGTTCGATTTCTTCGTTCGACTTGAATACTTTTTCTTTAATCATATAGAAATCTTTCATGTTCAGTTTCTTTCTGCCGTCCGAAGTAAGATTCGGATTATTAGCAAAAATTGTGTGAGTCAGACGAGCTTGATAAAAATCATTCAGAATAGGACTCTGAGGCTCAATATACGTATCGAAAAACCAAAGTTCATAGAATTCTCGTAAAGACAAATCTTTAATTTCTTGAGGAGATAATCCCCTGCGAAGAATTGCTCTTAACTGAAATGTCTTATACGGATTCTGCCTTATTTCTTTTCTGTTTCTTCTGCGGTCAGTTGAGTAAAGCTAACCTTTGAAATCAGAGCGGTCAGAGCAAAACGAACGTTTGTATAAAGACTCTGAACTTGTTTGATATCTGTGAAAACTGGTTCACCTGATTCATTTTCAATGCAGCGTAGAATCATCTGATCATCTTTATCAGATTCTTTTTCATTTGATGCGAAATACATACCGTATTCGAGAACAGACATAGGACGAGCATAGAATTTAAAACCTTTCAGTTCTACGTGTTCACGCTTTGCAGTTAAAGCGCCAAGCATATTTTCAATATTCATTTGTATACCTTTAGAATTAGTGAGTGTTAACGTTATTTATAAACCAAAAAAGGACCCCTTGCGGAGTCCTTAGATGAATTGAAAAGCATAGCCTAACATACGATGTCCTTTGTGCATGAATTCGAAGTTCATGAAACATTGGGCTGTATCTTCTAAGAATGGTCCTTGAATGCTGACTTTCTGCTTTTCTTTGAAGTGATGAACTGGCTTAATTTTGCGAGTTGATAGAATGAAAACTTGATTTTCATTCAGAAGTTTCTTTTTAAAACGTTTCTCTTTGATATCTTCAACGTTGTACGGCACAGTCATAGATTCAGTGTGTTTTCCGTTGATAAAAATGCTCTTGAGTTCTTCAACGCTGTAATAATCGAATTCCATTGTTTTCTCCTTTTCTTATATTTAGCGTTTCAGTTTCGCAACACGTAGAACGTTTTTGTGAATATCATCAGAGATTTTTGTCCATGAACCGATAGTTTTCTTACGGGTTTGATGACGCTTAAAGATAGCGATAACACGTTTATTCTGTTGTTTAACATTCGTTTTGATAAGAATCGTTCTTGTTTTACCATCTTTGTTCTGTTTAACAGATTCGAGATTTCGACGAGTCTTTAATCCGGGAATGTTACCGAATTGGTTTTTCGAACCTCTAACACCAGTTGGAACATACTTATTGAATGCTTTGTTATCGTCGATAAGCTGACCTAGATATTCAGCTTGAGTATCTTTGATAAAAATTCTGTTTTCTGTGCCTGTTTTGGTGACTTTGAATTTAAATCCGACAGCGTTATTGGTGAAGTTAACAGGACCTTCAACATCTCTATTAATCTTTCGCTGTAAATCAACCGAAGCGAGTTTTGACGCTTTAGTTACTCGTTTTGAGAACTGATCAGATTGTTTAATTTTCCATTTGTCGAGGTCTTTCTTAACTCCACCAAGTTTTGCCATTAGTTTGTTCCTATTAGTAATAATGAGCCTATTGTTCTGGCGTGTTCCTCAGTGATAAGCACCATTTTCGGAGCTTGAATATCAAAAGTCACGAGAATTGGAACCAGAACAGTGTTGTAAGTCAGAGTAAGAAGAAATAAAATTATCAAATACTCTTTTGGCTTATTAGCGAGCTTTTTCATTACCTGTAGAAACTTTTCGAATTTCGTCGGTTTCATAGGTCGCCTTTATATGTTTGTTATAGAGAATTTCGAGTTCTTTCTTTTGTTTCTTTTCTGTGTTGTAACCTCTCAGTGTTTGCTTCATCTCAGTAAGCGATTTTCTTTTGAATTGCTTCTTCAGATCTGTTATTAACTGTGGATGTGTAGGATTCATGCTGTAATCTTTTTCGAGATACAGAACAAGATTTTTCAAGAACGTAAGATAATCAACCTTTCCATCAAGACCAGAGCGTTTAAATTGATGTTTGATTCGTCCTTCAAGAACGTTTGCTTGAGCGATTAATAAACCTCTGCAACGTCCTGCGTTAGGACCTTCAAGTATATGGTCGTGGTCAAGATGGGCTTTATTGACGTCCTCGATCTTTAATTGCGATAAAGGACAAACTCCTTTCTGCTTCTTGAAAAGTTCTTGTTTATATTTTGGTATATCTTTGCGTTTCACTTATCGATCCGCTTTCATCTCACGAATTTTATCTTCAAGCTTTCTCATTTCTGATTTACTCTCCTTCAAATCACTTTTCAAATCTTTGACGAAGCTATTAACAAAGTCGCGTTTAACTTCATTAATAGAAATGTCACGTTCAATTCTAGAAATTCGGTTCTCAAGTATGATGTTTTGTTGTGTCTTGGTCTGAAATTCCTTCCAGACCCATCCTACAAGAGCACCTACAGCGGTCAAAAGAGCGATAACGGTTGCAAAATCAATAACCATTTTCAATCTCCTATTAAAGACCTCCTTGTCTTTATTTAGAAGTTACATCTGAATCAGGTTCGCACCTTTACGGAAGAAAGCTATGTATGATTTTTCACGAGCAGCGTTAGAAGCACCTGACGTTGAATAGTCGGGAACTTGTCTATCGTTAGTCAAAGGTGTTACGAACTGAGGAGCAACAATAAATTTTGATGCCGCGCGATTTGCATCAATTCGAACAACAATCTGATTTCGTTGTCCTTTACCAGCAGCTGGAATAGTTATTCCTCGAAGTCCATTTGTCCAGTTTCCACCGTTGTTTCCGGTATCTTTGAAGAAATACACAAGATCTGCTTTGCCAGGAGTTTTAACAACAAGACTAAATCTGTTTCGTTCCGCACACTGAATGAACAATGTTAAGTTCGTGTCCATAATTCTGTCGTAGTTTTCACCTGTGATCCAAAATACATGGTGATCCCCTGCGTCGGCTCTATTTCCTGAAACTGGTTGATAAACCATACTGAAAGTATCACCTTCGGCCATCATCACATCACCTTCGATATGTTCAGCGTAAACAGTTCCTCTGAAATAACCATCGTTAGCTTCGATACGACCTTTGAAATAACCTTCATTAGCTTCAACACGTCCTCGAACAGTTACGTTATTAAACGTTGCTTGTCCGTTTTTGTTAATCATCCAACCAGCAGTTGAACCATTCCATGTGTCGGAGTTAATCTGATTACCGATTTTCGCGTTATCGATAGAACCGTTAACAATCTTGGCTCCTGTGATACTTGCGTTTTGAATCTTCGCATCGTTAATACTTGCGTTTGCAATCTTCGCGTTATTAATCGACGCATCAGCAATTTTCGCAGATCCGATAGAAGCATCACGAATCATTGCATCTTGCAGATAAACCTTGTTGTTATGCACCATGAAAGGAGGAACAGCATTAGGACGAGTGTTATTATTTGTAATAGCAATCTTATCAGCGTTAAAGATAATGCTTGAGGACTTAGTACCGTTCGGGTCGTTAGTCGCCAACATGCTAATACCTGCAACAACACCATCAGCGTTAGTCTGAACAGCCCATTTACTGTTAATCGTTCCAGTAACACGGTCGATTTCAGCTTTTGATTGTTGACTTACAGTTGCAACTTTCGAATCAGTTTCAGCGCGAACTTGTTTGATAGATTCGGCAGTAGCTTGACGATCATTAGCCTGAGTTTTTTCAACTTCGGTTATTTTCGCGTTTGTCTTTGTGAACTTATCGTTATAATCCGCTTGAACACTTTTAATAGCCTGACTAATAGCACCATCACGTTCGTTTGTTACGGTTGTATGCAGAGTTTCAATTTTTGAATTCATGTTTTTGTCAGCTTGCGCTAACGTGTCTTTTTGAGATTGAACAACTGTTTTATCAGTATATTCTTTCGCAAGTGCGTATGAATCATCAATTGATTCTTGCAGTTTCTTATCAAGATTCAGCAAGTCTTCCAACTGAGCAATATCTTGGTCATTCCAATCAACTTGCCATTTCATATCAACAAAAATAGGCTGTGACCAGATTGCATCTTCTGTTCCGAAAACGTCATACCATGCGGCACGCGCATAATAAGTACCGTCTTTCAGATTGAAGTTATCCAAGAACTGACTTGAACTCTGAAAACTTTCAACGATATCAGTGAAGTTCTGATCGTTTGCAACTTGAACAGCAGTTCCAGCGTAGTCTGGAATATTGTTTTCTAATGGGTCTTCCCATGAACACATCAGTAATCCAGGACCAGACAAAGCTTGGAAGCCTTTAATCGCTGGAGCTTGATTGTTTCGAACTTTCAACTGAACAGCAGGAGATTTCATTCCACCATGACCTACAGCGTTGATTTTGAAAGTAATCTCACGACTCAGACCATTTGCTTGGTTCATTCTGAAATCATAGATGAAACTCAGGTCTTTAGTTCTGTACGAAACAGTTTTCTTACCAGTGATTTCAATCAGATAATATTGAAATACTTCGCTGAAAGTCTGCTGTGTATTGTTAACAGTGAATTTCCGAGCGCTCTGGTCGTCCCAGGCGAATTCAAACTGATTAGCAGTAGTGGTCGTTGCATTTTCAACAGCGTTCACTAGGCGTAATCCTGTTACGCTTGGCAGTTCATAACCGATTTCAGGATTAGTATCACGCAGATAAACCCAATCAGACGTATAGAACACACCAGCCGAACAAACTCTGATATCGTATTTCTGAGTGATGTCCATGTTCATAATCATGAACCAGAAACTTGACGTGAAGCCCGCTTGATACCACTGATCAGTTCCAGAAACTGCATACTGAACGTAGAAACCTGAACGGTTATAATCCTCGTCACAATTCCACTCAACTTTGAAAGTTCTTCCGATAGCAGTTTCAGCCACGCTTGATACTTTCAGATCACGAGGTGGAATCAGATATCCTTCGTTAGGAATATTCGAGCCGTTGTTATTCGGGTCTTTCGCGTAGTCAAGATTTGTATAGACTTCTTCGATATACTCAGTTGCTGTAATCGTGATTTGACCAGACGAACCTTTTTCCATTGAACGCGAGATATTCTGAACACGCCATAACGTATCGGTCAGATTCAGTTCTTTCATGTTAACCCTGATAACGTCCCAGATCTGAACGGTATAAGCGTCTGACGTTGAGAAACTGATTGTTTGTTTCAACAGTGATTTGTTACGTTCGATTGAACCAAGAATATCAAGTTGCTCTTTCGATTTCACAAAGTTGTATTTCACGTCTTTCGCGATAATACGTTTATCTTTAGCAATCGTTGCATCATTCACAGTATCAGAAGGATATCTAAGAACAGTCGGAGAATAATCAGCTTCTGGATTCAGATAAGTTAAGTTCAGAGTATTGTAATAATTTTCAGAACCACCAGATGATAACGAAACAGTTCCAGCAGTGATTGTGTTTTCATCAAAGTCATAAGCAACAATATCAGGTCCGTCAATCTTACAAGTCATTTTGCCAAACGATGGAAATACCAATGCGTTGAACGACTGAGCCATCTGGAGAATATTCTCTTTGAACGAAGCGTTCGGATCAGGAGCACCATCAGAGAACATGTTATTAGCCAGAGCATAATCAGCGGCGTATTTGAAAGAATCAAGATTCACTAAGTCAAGAGGAATTCCCAGACCGTAACGTTCATTAGTAATATAATCCAGTAACTGACTTGGACCATTTCTTGAAGCTGTTCTTCGTCCTGTAGGCAGATCGTTAACTAATAGACCATTAACATCAACTGCTACTTGACTGTTAGGCTGAAGGATATCAGCTTGGTTTTGCAGATCTTTGTTACGTTTGCGCATAACAACACAGACAGCAGAAACGTTATTACCAGTTGCAGTATCAGGCCAGCCAAGATCTGGATCTTTACCGATGTATTTTTGAGCAAGACTGAAAACGTGACCAGTAGGAGAACCAACTGAGAATTCAACTTCAACAAAGTTTCTGTATTCTTCGCGAATATTACCTTTGCTTACGATTCCATCTCTGTATTCTGAATCAGTCAGAATCTTTTTATTATCCATGTACAGGTTTCTGAAACAGTCGATTTGTCCTTCACTGACTGCAAAAATCTGAACAAGATAAGTTGTGTCTTTACCAACAGATTTCCAAACGTTGATTGTTCCTGAACGAGTTGAACCATACAAAGCAGGAATAACAGTTGTCGGATCAGATGTCGTTCCTAATGTCGTTGCGGTGTCTGTGCTATCTATTCGAGGAACGTTCTGTTGAGTCGCCATATAACTTGTTAAGCCTGACAGAGCAGCAACAGCAATACCAATACCGATGGAAATAGCGAGAGAAGCACCCGCGACGTATGCAGCAGCAGCAGCAGAAGCACCCGCGATAATTGCACCAATAGCAATAACAGCCATTATTTTCTCCTATTAAAAATTAATTCATAATCGACGTCTTTTATATTCATTACTTGATAGACATCATCATGAACCGTGATTACTTTTTCGTTAAAAACAATACTTGCTGAATAATAGATACGTCTGCCGTTTTTCTGTTTGATAAGAATAACTGAGCCTGTTTCAATCGTTTCTGATTGCTCAAGATGTTTTTCACACGCTTCGAGAACGTTATTAAATCCTACAAGTTTTTTACAAAGTTTTAGACCTTCAACGATATCGCTGTACTGGTCTTTCATTTTCGAAACATAGTCTGTTCCGCAAAGCATATCGATATAATCAGCGACAAGAATGTTACAGTCGTTTTGTCCGAACTGGTGTTTCTTGTTGATATATCGATTTAATAATTTTGATAAGTCAGATTGGAATTTGAACATATTTCACCTCTGACTTTATTTAGAACCAAAAAAAGGACTCACGAGGAGTCCTTTTTAACCAATATATTGATTATTCTTCTGAACCAGTTGAAGTCTTATCGACAATACCAGAAGCAACTGGACCACCATCAACACTCAGAGTCATTTGCTGTGCAGTAACTTCGGTCTCACCACCTGAACGAGTTGCAGAAGCCAAGAATCCGTTGTAAACAGTCGCAACACCAACTTCACGACCAGCATCCATCCAATAGACAATCTTGAACTGACCACGTTTGCCATCTTCTGCAAGCTGGAAAAGCTGATCATGAATAGAGCCTGGAATATAGTTAACGGTTAAGTCGATATCAGGAACAGAGCCACGACCTAGCAGTTTACGACTATATTTGTGAGTATAGTTAGGAGCAGTAATTACTTCACGCTCGATACCAGTCTGAGGGAATGCACCAGTTTCAGGAATTTCAACAAAGTCCTGAGAATTGATATCAGAGTTGGTGATATCAGAGTTGTAATAAACGCTAACGTATGAGCCAGCGAAAATATCTTTTTGCATTTTAATTTCCTTTATTAATTAATAACAATCTTATTTAGATAAGGGGCAAAAGCCCCTTTGATTATGAAACGCGAACCCAAAGAGCGGCGCTGCGTTTATCACCACCCGATAAACGTTTCCAGTTACCAGCTTGAATCGTTCTTCCGTGTTCTTCATTGCCGTTAATATCGGTAATAACAAGAGGGTAACGTCCATCAGCAGTGTATACACCGTTGAATGAAGTATCTCTTGAACTCATTTTTGCAAGAATAAACTGTCCAACATCACCACCGTTTCCGATTGTAGAAACAGATCCTTTAAGAGCATAACGTCCATCAGACTCGGCTTTAGTATATGCTCCCGTTCTTGGCATATAAGCCGCATCAGACTGTGCCTTTGTATACGAAATCGCGGTAACACGTCCATCAATCTGGGCTTGATTCCATGTCCACTTACCGTTTGCGATATTACGAACCGCTGTTACTTGTCCATCAACATAGTCTTTACGAGTAGCAGCAGCACCAGAACCGTTCTGAGCACCAGAGATAACAACGTTAGCACCTGTAATCGTACCATTAGACGAAACATCACCATTAAATGATATAACATGAGAGTTGTTAGGACGTTCTTCGAAATATGCAATGTAAGACGATTCGCCAGTGATTTCTATACGTCCGCCGCGAGTCGCGTCACCCGCATGAAATATTTTCATGTTTCGTGGGTTTGCACCAGCTTTAATAAAGTTAATAGAGTTGTTATTTGGAATCGAAACACCACCGTTTGCTTGAATCGTCTGTTCAAAAACGTGAAGTCCGCCCAGAGCACGATAATGAATAACTTTATCTGCACCTGCGTAGATAACGCCTTTCTCTGTTCCGTTGTTAGTTTGGAACCAAAAATGACTGTTTGCGTCACTTCGAGAATAAAACGAACCGTTTCTAGCAATAACCGCAGGACCTGTTACATCTTTATCAAAATATGCATGACCAGTTGTGAATTGTCCAACACGTTGACTATTAGCAACGACTTCAAGAACACCGTCGCTGACTTGTCTGAATCCGGTATCGTTGTCACCGATTGCGATAGAGTTATTTCCAAGACCAGAAACACCTTCGTAGCCTACAGCAAGAGCTGGATCACCGTAAGAGAAGTTTCTCGTCCACGCAGTCCAAGGACCTTTATCATAAAGCGCTCTTTGATAGCTTCTTCCTGTGTTATAGATTCTATACACCTGAATAATACCAGCAGCATTGTAAACCTCTAGAGATCCTGCGCTATTTTCAGGATAGTTTAATCCAGGAGTGTTCGAGTTCGCGTCTTGATGATAAAATCCGGGTTCTCTTACGTCGTTTAAATTTCGTTTTTGTAAATGCTGTTTGAACTTAGGTCTTTCATCTAAGAATCCCTTGATTTGTTCAAGAAGATACCCGTTTTTAAATCCCGAAGGATGTGATCCGCCAGAAAATGCAAGATTCAAGTTGCCGTCATTAGCAACAAACGTTGTTCCGTTTCTGCGATAAATTACGTCAACGTCAGCGCGAGGAGACCTAACACTAGTATCGGATGCGAATGTTCCTTTTGTGCTAACGTCACCCGTTCGGGCATTAATAACTACAGTTCTTTTCCCGTCTCCGAGATCGGAGCGAATTCCTACTCCATACCATGATTTGATGTCAACGTTGCATGTTTCCCATGTCGAACCGTCACCGTTACCTGGATAGATACCGTTCGTTTTGCTGTTGCCAGATGAATAAACAGAAACACCCTGATTCGCTGTTAACAGACCTGTCATTGTGTCACCAGACTTATTAACTTTACCACTCACAGCAGCGTTAACGTTATTCAAAGCATCAGTTGCTTTTTTATCAGCAGCAGTGGCTTTATCAGATACTGGTTTAATCTGTCCATCAACATAGTCTTTACGAGTTAAAGCACCTGCCGATGTGCTTTGTACAGAACGAACCAAAACACGTTCAACTTGCAGTGTTCCCGCAGTATCAAGAACCATCTGTTGATTATCGCTTGAAATATCCGGTCTAAAGAAAATTCCTCGCTTAGGAGCACCGATAACCAAATCGTTATCAGCGTTTGAACGAATCTCAGTTTGTTTCAATTTAAGAATCGTATCACCAGGAGTTGCAATAGTAAGATTTCCGGTCATTGTGTCACCAGCTTTACTTACTTTATTTTTTGCAAGTTCTGTATTTCCATCGCCTAATGAATCAATTCTTGCGTTAATTTCAGTTTTTGCAGTATTAAGATTGTCTGTAGCTTTTTTATCGTTAGCGTCAATCTTTGTATTCAGAGTTTTATTAACGCTGTCAACTTTATCAGAAACTTTCTTAACTTCTGAATCAACGTAGTCTTTACGAGTAGCGTTTGATTTCTTACTAGGAGAAGCAGGGAGATCGATTGTCCCGTCACCGTTTAGAATAAACGTGTTCTTAGTGTCACTTGCTGAACCGTTCTTTACCGTGATTCCTAAAGAGCCTGAACCGTCTGTTTGTTTAGGAGCTTTGATAGTAGCTTTCTCTTTATCGAATTCGTCAAAAAATCGAATTGCAGATTCATCGGAACTTTTCAGAGTAGCGTTTTCGGTGTTTGTTTCTTTTGCTGTTACTTTGCCTGTGAAAGTCTGACCGCCTTCGACGATAGCATCTGCACCGTTTGCAATATTAACGATAGAAGTTCCCACTTTCGTGAAAACTTTCTTATCAGTTAAGTTAATAGCGATTTCACCTTCTTCAAGTTTTGCAGGATCAGGCTTACGTCCTGCAACTTTTGTTCTATAGTGTTTGACTTTATTATTAGCCATTTCAGTCTCCAGTTGATTAACAACTTCCGTGTTATCAGAATTCTCCTGCGTCGAGGATTTCACCTAATGCAACGCAATTAATATCAATCGGTTTCGGTTTGTTGCTCGGTGAATAGACTTCTGCACCTTTGACTTTTACCGAATCAGAATTGATTACTGTTGTATTTAGAGTTTTAATTGTTGCAGTTGTAGCGGAGATTTCTTTAACAGTCAGTTTATTATTAATCGTAAGTGAACCTGTGATTGTCCCACCTTCGATAGACAATGCACCGATTTCTTTCGTTGTTGGCTTTTCAGATTCTGTATAGACTTTTATCCACTTGCTTTGTTTAATCGAACCATCAGGATTAAACTGTTTGTTTCTTACTCTCAGAGCTGAATCACCGACAGACGTTCCGATCAGTTCCCAACCTTGTCCAGTTGGATGCTGAATAGCCATAGAAGCTGTATCTTGAGAGAATGGGTTTCCAGTGTTATCAGCATCAACAGTTATCCATCTGTTACCGGATAATTTACCAAAATCACCCACACCCGGAATATCTTCTGTTCCTGCACCAACACCGAATTCACCAAGATATAGAGGACGTCCGAATTCTGCATAACCAGTTGTTAATTTACCTTCAGGACTTAGAGTAAAGGTTTTAACAACAGCAGAGTTATCACCGCCTGATACTTGTTTTTTTGTAACGTAAGTGTCGAAGATATGATATAAACCAGCATGAGAACGTTCGGCATATTCATCTTCGTCAACAACGTAAAGCGCTCGTAAACGAACTACGGACTTATTCAACAAAGCATCTTCAAGAGTTTGAACAAATTCATCATCCGTTTCATAGACGGCAATATTAACATCGTCAATTTGAACATCACTTGAAAGTTTATTCGTAAAATCTTCTCTGTAATCTTCCATTTGGACTACAGCTTTTTTAATTCCGATTTGAGGAAAAGAAGCAATAGACCCAGCTTCGATATATCCAGGATCGTAATAGCTCGGATTCTCAACATCGGTTGTTTTGTTAACGGCAACTTTTACGTAATTGCCAACAAACATATCTTTTTGTTTCATAGATCCTCACATGAAATATTCGAGAGTTAAAACAACTTGAGCACTTACGTTACCGTCGGAACTTTCATTTGAATAACTTGTGAAACTCGAACTTGGGTAAATTTTATTGATTTTAAATTCTCTCAGATAAGCAGAGTCGGGACTCAGAGTAACAATTGTATAAACTGCTTCATGAACACCAGTTTCATTAATCTCCGAGAAAACATCAAATGTGATATTCAAAACACAAGCAAGTTTCGAATTAAGACCAATTCGAGTGTATTCTTCTTGCATCTCAGGAATCATAACTTGAACTTCTTTTTTAACTCCTGTCGTGAAAGCGTCTTGAACATATTTCAGATTCTGACTCAGAAGAAATTTTTCTAACGAGCGTTTTATTCCTAGTCTTGGCATATTAGACATATTTACTTCCTTCGTCGTTTGTTAATGATAGATATCCATCGACTAAACCAGAGCCGTCCCTGACGACATAAGCAACTCGATACGTATTATCAAAAAGTTCTACAATGTCATCCTGTGTGATCCAGAGAGCGTCGGTCGTTATGTATAAAGTTTCACTGACTTGACCGTTTTCGTTTAGAATCTGAGTTTCAACGATAGCAAGTCTTTCAGTTTGATTAATCGTAACTTTCTGACCAAATCGAGTCAGAAAAGCTTTTTTCTGTTTTTCTGTGTATGGGAAAATCATGATGTCTCCTTTTTATTTTATTTAGTCCAGAAACGAAAAAAGGGACCCCTTTCGGAGTCCCTTGAGTTAATCAATTAAGATTAAGCAGATGCTTTCAGAGCAGCTTTAACTTCTGCTGGAGTACCTTTTTCGTACAGGAACAGACGATCATCAGCACAAACTTTCCAGTCGATGTCAGCCCAAACACGTGGAACAACAGCGCCTTTGTTGCGATAAGTTGTATCGTCCAGATCAAGTGCAAGACCTTCCCATTCAGCGACAGTAACAGCAGAGAAATCACCAGCGATAACCTGACCATCTTTCACCAGACCGGATCCGATAACGTCCTGTCCACCGATTTTGTTCATGTCGTCGATGATATAACCAGCAACGTTTGCATCACGCAGAGTGGTTTTCAGATCACCTTCAAGAGCAGCAGAAACCAGATATTTGAAAACGTCCATTGAAACGCCGTTTCCTTTAGCTTTTGCAGCTTCAACGATGAATTCTTTGTAGGTCATTCCCATTTTCTGAGCAACTAACTGAGCAACGATTGACTCAGGAGCTTTAGAATCGGTAATAGAACCGAACATCAGACCTTCCAGTTTAGCGCGTGAGTGCTTAACGATGTGATCAGAAATGAAGCTTCCCAGATTCGGCATAGTCAACAGAGCTTGACGAGAAATCGGGTTACCACCAGTAAATGTCTTAGGCATGAACTGAATGTTGGTGAAAGTGCTTTCACCTTCTGGAGATTCACCGTTTTCGTCAACGAAACCGAATGCTTCAACAGAGGATTTAGTCTGCTTAGGAACAGAAATCGGAGTAGTCAGACCAGTCAGGAAGTTCATTCCCAGCTTATCAGCTACGGTATCTTTCAGAAGCATTTCAACGAATGAATCATAACGCTGAACTTCTTGTTGTACGCTTGATACAGTAGAAACAGTGTTAATAGCGCGTTTCTGAGACAGAGCATTAACTGGCAGATAGATACCGGTTGAAACGTTCTGACCACGTTGCAGACGCTTACGAGTCATTTCCTGAGTATATTCAGCAGCAGCACCGCGAACAGCTTTACCAGCCATCATAGAGCGAACAGCATCACCAAGGTCAAATTTATTTTCCAGATTTACTTTAGTATCTTTAGTCATTTTACGAATCACCGTAGGAGCTTTGTTAGGTTTAATAGAGCGTTTAAATGCGCGAGCGGTCATGCCTTTAGCAATTGCTTTTGCAACATCTTTTTGCGGAACTTTATAGCGTTCTGCTACTTCCAGAATTTCTTCTGTTTCTTCTTCGCGTTCTTCTTCTGTCAGTTCATCAAGAGCAGGAACAGCTTCAGGAGAATCGTCAGTTGCATTTACAGCATCATCACCAGCGTTTTCAGCTTCAACTTTGTCTTCTTCAAGAATTTCTTCGCGTTTAGCACGAGCTTCATCAGTCAGAGATTCGATTTCGTCGATAGACATATCAGTCAGTTCTTCAATCGCCATTTCAACGATGTCTTCTGCGGTCATTTCTTCAAAACGTTTCATTCGTTTATTTCCTTTATTTGTTAAATTAGATTTTTCGCGAATCTTTACTTCGCTTTTGTTACTTGTATTTAGAAGTCTTCCCAACCCGACGGAATCGTCAGCAGGAACAGTTACAAACGAAATCTCATAAGGAGACCACAGAGTCACCATAAGATTTTCACCTTGAAGTTCATATTCGTTCAGGTCATATCCGAAAGAGATTTTAGAAATCGTACCTTCTTTGACTTTCTCACGAACTTCATTTGCCAATTCGCCAAATTTGCTGAATTGGACTTTTGCACGACCGATACGGTCTGCATCGATTCGAACAGAACCAGGAATTACTTTACCGAGATGATTATCGAAATTATGATTAAACAGCAAAGCAGCACCGTTATTAATTCGAGTCAGGTCAGCATTATGAGGACCCTCGTGAACTAGAATTTCATTAACAGTAATTGGATATCCGTTTTCATCTTCAATCTGACGCTCAACAGGAGTTTCAGAACTGAATGCAATTTCAAAAATACCATCGGTTTCAGTAACGTCGGAAACTGTGTATTCACGTTTTAGACGTAGCATTTTTATCCTCAATTAATAGAGACTCCGAAGAGTCTCTTTTGATTACGAAAGTATTTAGTATTATTCCGAGATGTTATCCGAATTAATTTCAGCAACTTCAACTTGAGCATCAGCAGCAAGTTCCGCAGGCGCAGAAGCCACTTTAATTTGGTTATCGTATTTAGGAACATAACGGGTTCTCTCTTGTTCAATCTGACTGAACACGCTTTCTGGATCTTCACTACGACTAATAATAACGTCAGCAGCAGATTTAAATCCGTTCTCAACGTCCATAACATCTTTCTGAGTATCTTTAAGTGGGTCGATAGATTCCCATTTAGGGAATGTCCATGTGATTTGAAGCATCACGGAATTAACCGCAGTCATACGAATTGGTAATTCTTCGTTTAGAATCATCCACTGTAACCAGCGTTCAAAAATAGCTTCGAAAACTTGCTCTTTCAGATTTCGTTGAACAGACTTAAACATTACACGTTGAGCTTGATCACCGAAGCGAGCAGCAGAATAGTTAATGTTACTGGTATCACCTTTCCAACCTTGCTTATAGAAACCGTATCCCATAGACAGATGGTCTTCTAAGCGTTCTGTGAAGTTTAAGAAATCATCACCGCCCTGAGTTGAGCTAAATTGCTTAATATCATAACCAGCAGGCAATTTGTTAATCGTACCAGCTTCGAATTCTTGAATAATATCAGGCTCAACATAATCGCCTTCGTTATCTTCAAGACCAAGATCCAAGTTTTCTTGTGAGTCTTTATCTTGAGTGATGAAGCCCATAGAACTTGCAGCAGCACGTTTTTGCACCAGAGTTGAGAAAGTAAACGCGTTATATTGATTCATCGTGTCAATATTCGCTACAGCCTCTGGAATGCCTCTGCGTTGATCCGGGAATAATTCTCTGTAATAGTGAATAATCTCGTTCGCAGGAACAGAATATGAACCGCCTTTCTCTGTTTGGGTCATTGCATCAATTTCAGAGAACCAATAACGAATAGGACAATCGTCTTGGTCGTATTCAATACCATCTAAGATATAACCGTCTTCCGTTTGCTCTCTATCACCGAATTTACAACGAGCAGATTCAATAATGCTAATTTTAAAATCAACAGGAGTTTCGTGAATCTGAATGAAAACTTCACCGTCGATAAAACGCGAACGTTCGACCAGCTCTTGAAAACGACGCCAGTTAATACGTCCGTTTTTGCTGAATTTCTTAGGCTTGCTTGACCACATTTTAAAGTGATCATCAATCAGAGTATTCAGTTGAACGTTAGGTTTTCCTTTAGCTGTCAAAAGACGAGGCTGAGGATTAATACCTTCACCGATAACGTTGTCAACTTGATACTGAACAGCACGTTTACCCATAGGTGTGTTAATGCTGATAGTTCGAGACATCGCACGAAGATTATCACCGCTTGTTCTGATATCGTTGTTAATCGTTGCAGTTCGAATCAGGTTCTGTTGAAAATCATCATCAAGACGAGAAGTTACAGGACCAATCATTCGCTTCAGGTCATTACCAAAAGCTTGACTGTTATCAACGACCAGTTTTTTATGTTTTACACGTTTTACTGGTTTCTGTTTATTACGAAACCATGTCATTGGATTCCAATTCATGATGGATTTTTAAACCTCGCTTTAATCGTAACGATAGGAGATTTTCCTTTCGCTTCGTTTTCAGCTTGAACAATAGAATTAAGCTGAGATAAAAATTTCTTACGAGCATTCAGCAGAGAATCAAGAGTTTCATAAACGAAAGATTTTCCGTTAATACTCATTTGCTGAATTGCTTCTTCATTAGAAGTCAGACGATATTGAATAACTTTGTCTAGGTCGTTAATCATTTCTCGAAGCTGTTGTTTCTTTGATTTTTCGTTAAACGGCGATTTAACTTTAATTAACTCATTAGACAGCAAGGAGCCATCTTCAAAAATAACAATAGAGAAAACACCTTCAATGAATTCAGAAGAATCAACCCCGATATTTTTGGGGCAATTTTCTTGTTCGAAAAGAACAGTTTCTTTAGAGCCAATTTGAACAGATGCACCTTGAGGATTAGTTAATTCCAGTTTTTCACCGATGAAAATTTCTTTCATGGGATATCCTCTCTGTAATATTCTTTATTTAGTTAAGCCATCCACGCTTAGTTTTATTCTGACGACGAACAGGAGGGCGAGCCTTAACACGGTGTGGCTTGTTTTCTTGTTCTTCTTTATGTTCGTATTCCACATCGTCAATAACTTCAGGAGAATCGTCCTGTTCGTTTTTGGCTATCTCTTTTGCTTGCATCTTGCGCCATTCATGCCATTTGATCTTTTCAAGCACTTGTAAGCGAGCACAATAACCGTAGTTGAAACAGTCCAGACCTTCGTTTCGAACACCGCCTTGTTTAATAACCCAACGAACGGTATTACCAGAGCGTTTTAATTCTTCGGACATAAGCTGTTCGCAGTAATCATCTGGAACATCATCAGAGATTTCGACTCTGACTGGTGTATTTCCAGATTTCACGCTTCTGTTTAGCAGTTCACGAACTAAGTTTTTTCCTTGGTTAACACCAATCATATAAAGTTCATAACCACCAGTTTTCGTGATTTTCGTTGGAACATAAGGGGCATCTACACTCGAAGCACCTTTAATTGCTTTCAGGTTTGTCCACTGAGAGCAGAAACGATAGATTGTTTTCGTTGCTCGACCGTTTGAACTATCAACGTTAATCCAAGCGAGAGGAACCTTTCTTCCTGACGTTGTTTTAAAAGGTGCTTTAACGTATGCAAGCAATTCTTTATACGCAGGAGAATCGATAACCTCAGCGTTCATTGTCATAAAGCTACGATGTGCAAGAATATAAACGGTTCGTTCGTTATGACCCATCAGAGTTATTTCTAAACGGTCTTGCTGTTGGTCAACACCAGCTGTCATGAACAAACAATCTTCTGGAATATTACGAATACCGATATCAGTTTTCAGTTCGTTTAATTTACTGATTTCCACATCCTCGTTCAGATCATCAAAAGGCAATCCTAAAACGGTGTTATAGAACGTTGACAAACTGAATGTTTGATAAGCATTTTTGAAATCTTCAACAACGGACTTTATTGAACTCATAGGACTATACAAACGACTAACATGGAATCCTGCTGTATCAGATTCTGGATTAGTCACAATCCAATTACCGTTTGCTAATGCTCTTGCCCGTTGTGCTTCTGTGATTGTTTCATTACAAGAAGGACATTCAAGACGCGCAGTTTCTGGATCTGGTACTGATTTGCCATCTTGTTTAATCCAATCGAATTTGATGTTTTCCCAAACAATCTCATGAGAATGATCGCAATGAGGACAATCGATATGGAATTTACGTCTATCGGATGCTTCATATTGGGTATTGATAGCACCGTATTTGCCAGTAGGCGTCGAACTGATAAAGATTCGGGCGTCTGAACCGAAAGTTGTTGCACGCTGTTCGGCAATCATTATCGGATTGCCTTCTTCTGTATCAGTATCGACAGCATCAACTTCATCAAGCAGAAGCAATGGCAGAGTTTTACCGCGCAAGTGAGAAGGGGAGTTCAAACTCATGAAATACCAGAAACCACCATTTCGTAGCTGAATCTGACTGGTGTTATTAACTGCGTTTCTGTCATTCTTATCAGTAACGATTTTTTGCATCTCTTCGGATGCGTCAATCATCGGTTTAATTTTACCACTGAGCCATTGTGTCGTTTCTTTCGCTGTAGACTGTAGAACCCCCGCATTGCCTGGATCTGTAGCTGATTTATAGAACAGAACACCGTTCAGAATCGTCGTTTTGCCGATCTGCGCAGAAGTCATAAGAACGATTTTCTTCTTCTTGCCTTTGATAGCGTCAATCATTCCGCGCTGAAATTCGAAAAGTCGCATTGGCTGATCAGCGTATGGTCCATCAGGGAAGATTAAGTTCTGTTCAACCCATTCTGACGGGTTGTAATCAGCAGGAGGCATAATAAAAGTCTTTGATGCCTTTATAATTTTTTTGAGTTTTTCTAAGTTTGTCATATTCACCTCTGACTGTATTTATGAAATAATCCATAAATTGTTTTAGAGGTCGCTTGCATCTGGATTTCCGCCTGTTAAAGTTCAATTCATCGAAACACGGGGAACAACGAAATGAAAACTGAACTGACTGTTGAAAACAAAATTGCTTTTGATTTAAACGCTGGGACTGAAATCTCTGAACGTGAGCTTGCAGAAAAACATGAAGTTCCTCGTTCTGTTGTTCGTCGTGTAAAAGCGAACATTGAGAAATATACCGTTGTCGAAACTGTTGATGTTGTTGAAGCAAAAAAAATTATTAATCAAGTTTTCGGTATCGATAACATCGAGAAACTTTTGAAATCAAAATCTGCTAATAAAAAACCTGCCGATATAAGCGTAATTATCTTTAATCGCTCGGAAGGAGACTTTGCATTATTCAGTAAGCAGATGAATGGAAAATCATCTGCATATATCAAAGACCAATTTTTACGCTGTGTTAATTTAAACAAGGATTCACAATGAAACATATAATCGCTATTGCTCTTTCTCTTGCTTCTTGTTCAGCATTAGCTAATGAAGTAAGAACTTGCGATATGACTCTGTATCATCAGATCGAAGGTGAAATGCTAGAGAAATATAATCTCAAACAGAATACAACTGTGATTGATAAAGGGAATAGTTTTGTTATTTCCTCAGGTATTAGTCTCGAAGAAAAATCACCTGTGCTGGATAAAACAGCAGATAACGGAACAATTTTCTCAGAAGAAACAAAAGGAACAACGTGGACATCGTTTGCGAAAGGCAAAGACGAAACAGGATATTTCTACGTCTATAAAAATAACGTTAACAAATCGATGAAAACTACTGTCTGGTTATTCGATAACTGTCAATGAAACATCATATGCACCTCGTGATTCCTCCCGAATGGGATCACGATTTCGATATTAGTCGATGCGGTAAGTTCATAACGCTGAAACTCTTTATACCGAACGTTTCCGTGATGTTAGGTCATAGAGCAAAGAGGATAACGATTAGAGCTATGTTTGACTGTTTTCAGTTCAAAGATAGGAAGATTCAGAGAATCTTGATTGATTTGATGGAAGAACTTAACAAAAGTTATCACGCGAGAATTGATATACGATAGATACCGAAAAGGGAGCTAGTGCTCCCTTTTTATTTGTTAGTTGATAGACCAAGACGACAAAGCTTGATGTCTTCTGAGGCAGTCGCAGGGTTGTAATCCTGTGTATTACAAACAACATAACGTGTTTTAACTTGATTGATGCTTGCTGTGTTGTTGATGCAAGCTGTCAGTGAAAACGCTCCTACAATTGCAAGAGCGATTAATACGGGTCTTAGAAATTGTTGAGTCTTAGACATTCGCTGTCTCCTTGTTAGCGTGACGTGCTTTCTGTGCTTCTGACATTCTGCGTTTGGTTTCTTCTGATTTAGGACCAGTTTTGCGACCGCGTAGAGCATCACCGATTTTTTGTTTCGTATCATCAGAGCGAGTCTGACCAGATTTTGCTTCTGAGATTTTACGACGAGTTTCATCAGAGACTTCGTGACCCATCATAGAAGCGGAGATTTTCGCGTTTCGCTGTTTAATTTGTTCTTCTGTCATTTTGTCAAAGACCTTACCACCGGAGTTTCCTTTAGAGATATTTAAAATATTAACTTCCGCTTTGCGTGCTGATTGAATGCATTCAGATTCGAAGTCATACGCTTCTTGTTCAGATTCAAAATTCTGTAGAACGATTTTATAAACGATATCTGAGTCGTTCATTTCAGCGAGTTTTTCCTGAACTCTGCGACCAGAACCGATATACGACATATCAGGCTGACCGTTGAAAGCCTGTTTGCCGTAATAAACGAACTGTTCATTACCGACACGAAAAACGGTTTTATAAACGCTAAAACCAGTTGGCTCAGATTTCAGTTCAGAACGGGTTTTGTAAGTAACGTTATTGATTGTTTTCTTATACATTTTGAGTTTCCTTAAAGTTTAATAAAAGAGTAAAAGTGATTGACATTCAGATGTTTTTCTGAATTACACTTGTATTTAGTAAACTAGGAAACTCTATTGATCTGATTCAATAACAGTAATAGCGAGCTGTAGGCGAAGCGACAACAATCAAGGTCGGTATCAAAGCAGGATGCATCAGGTTCAATCTGGCTGGTTTAGATGAATAGGTGTATCAAGATGGTCAGTAGAGCAGGGAGAAGCGAGGAGGGACAATAAGGTCAGTAAAGACGATAACGACCAGATCTCTATCAAAGACGGGGCTTGCCCGTTCGACGTAGCGATAGCGAAGGAGAACTCACTAACGCTATCTGATTTAAATAACGATCATTAAGTTTATCTGATTTTCAGATCTGGTTATAATGCAGTTAGAAGTTATTGATTATGATCAGAAAACAATATTGTGAGCGTCAGCGAACGCGCGAAGCGCTAATAATCGTATCTAGTAATAATTACTGATCATCAAGTTCAATATCTTTGATCATAGCGATATTGATTAACTTCTATCTGTCGCGCTTCGCGCTAATGTTATTAATTATGGCTTCGCCAGTTCGCTTCGCTCACATCTTTGTCGCTTCGCTTTGGTTTATAGTGTTTACTGCTTCTACATCCTTCCATATCATCTTTATCCAATTGTTCTTATAGGGCGATTTTTTCTAGGGTCCATGCGCTTCTCCGAGATGCATCGATGCGCTATCGATGCGTTTTATCAGTGCATCGATGCGCTTGCTCCGATTGATTTTGATCATTCAGTGCTATACCGAAAATTATTTTACCAAGTTGTTTACGACTATCACCGAGATGTATAAACAGTCTATGAAAGCAAATGAGAGTTTCTTCTTTCCTCGTTATGTTCTCTCGTTTGTTTACGCTATCGAATAGCCGATATAAAATAGCTATGTGAACAGCAAGTTCATTTAAAATTCCTTAAAGTTTGATGCGCTCGCAAGAGCGCTCTTTTTTCAACACATCAAAAAGGTGAACACTATGAAAAAATCTAAATACCCATCTAAGCTCGTTATCGAAACGAAACTTGATAACGGTGATTCATTCAGAGCAATCTGCCGAGAGTTTGATATTTCTCCATCTTCTATGAAAAAATATTGTGACCGCATGAGCATCAGAACAACTAAAAAAGAAGGATAATAAAATGAATTTCTCAATCTTTGAAAACTTGAACGGTACTACTAACGTTAGCTTGAATAAAAAAATCGTTAAAACTAACGAAATGACTAACAACCGTAACACGCTGAAAACTTTTATCGGCAGCTTTACTGATATTCACCGTAACATCAGAGCAAAGATGTTAAGCAAAGTTGAAAATGCTTTGACTGTAAAAGATATGCGTAAATTCCAAATAGGTATGTCAGAACTGAACGACAAGCCTGCTATCGTTGCTTATTCAAGTGATATGACAAAAGCTGTGATCGTTTGCTGTGAAGGTCGTAACTGGAAAGCTTTAGGTTCAGACTTGACTATGATTCACAAAAAAGACACCGATAACTTTGTTCAGCAATATGTTGGAAGTTTTGTAGAGATTAAAGAAGAAATTGAATTTCCTACTGAACAGAAAGTTGATGTTATCACCAACGAATTGGAAGAATTGAGAAAGGAGATTGAAGCCTTAAAATTAAAAAACGCTGCTCTCGAAAATGAGAACAGCGTTATGAGAAAAGTAATGAAGGGTGATAAATTATCTTTTGACGAAGAACTATTAATTGTGAAAATTGAATTTTCAAAGCCGACCAAAGCAATATGAAAATCAATTGTTGATTGCTATTAAAATATAATGGCAATCAACAATATTTAGTAAGAGAAAGTCTATGCGACCTATAATTACTTTAATTTATCTATCCCTTTTAGGAAAAACAAAACCTTGTGTCGTTAGTAGTGGTGGTGGACTTCCCGCAAGTAATAACATATTTTCTTTTGGTATGTTATTCATTTCGGTGTATTCTTTTTCAAGCTCTTGAATGCATTTTTTTATTGCAAATTCATCCTTTTCTCTGCATATATCTGCTACGATATTGGTAATATTATACACGGATTTATAAAGGTCAAAACCAAAGTAATAGGTATTATCAGTATCACAAAAAGGGGGGTTTTCTCTAAAAAGATCCGTATTATCACAAAGATATTCAAAATCGCTGATAGCTGATGCAATGGATGAAAGTTCTTTTTCAGCCCGTACTGGATCTTTCTTATTATGTGGTTGGTTTCGAAAGCTTTCGATGGCACGAGCTACTAAAGCTGTTGGGATGATTATCATTTCCATATGTGAAGTCAAAATGGCATCACGAGTCTGAAATAGACGGAATTCGTCCACATCCCCTACATGATGAAAATAATTGCGTATCAAACGTAATAATTTAAACTCTGGCCTTTTAGCCAATTGAGTTATCCCAAATTCCTTGCTGAAACGGTCATTCAGAGAATGGAGTAAATTCAGAAATGTATACAATGAGTTAATGTCTCGTTCGCCAACGTGACGAAAATCTGTCAATTCATAAGAACTATGAAAAAAACGGTCGATAAAAGTATTTGCTTCCATTTTATCCTCTGTAATCATTCTGGATTGACTAAGATACCTGATTTTATTCCTGAGTGAATCAGAATATCTATTTGTTCATTACCCAATTCTTCGCATTCTTTATAGAAAATATCTGCTGCTTCTAGTTTTTCTCTTGGTGCGATTAAGAATTCATAGTATCTATCAAATGTTTGCATGAAAACATTCTGTAATTCAATTGATGTACTTTTGGAAAAAATTGTACAAAAGATTGATAAATCGCATATATATCCAGCGACCTCAACCCAAGCATGACCATCCCATTCTCCTGTATAATTGCTCCCCGAAGTAATTATCGGCAGTATAGGCTCATGTGAGAAAATCTTTGTGCTTCTTATTACAAGTGACCCAGAAATCAATCTTGCGGTTATTTTCATGTTGTCATTGATAAGTGCGCAAAGATATGCACTCATGTAGAGACATGCCTTCTCTTTTTTGATTGTCTTGTCCAGAACATAAGATGACAATTCATTTATTTGTTGCATCATTTTATTATTGTTCATTTTCTTCTCAACAATTACATTGTTTTTTAGATTATAAAACCAACATGGTTAATAAATTTCCAATACTGGTTCTTTTCCTTTTCAAAACAACTTTACTTAGTTAATCAAATTATTCGCAATTTTTTTGATATAGTTATAGAGTTCATATCCACTTGAATTAAATGTATTAATATTGATATTTCTATCCTCAACATTATTTGAGTTCATTGATTTTATTTGTTTAATCAATCGTGGAATGGAACCGAATTTGTCTTCAATCAATACTCTTCCATTATGATCATCAAATTGATTTCGAGTTAAATCAACATAGTAATCGTTAATCCTAACTACTACGTGTGATTTGATGTATTTGTTTAATTCTTCACAGCATTCAAACCAAATTATTTCAGGCTCATATCCATGATCTGTTAGATATTGAGCCAGAAAATTACTTGCTAAGTCACAGCAACCATGCGGAAAACTGTTTAACTCTGACCATCTTGGCATATTGAAACACCCAAATGAATGTGTATCCGCAGCCATAACGAGAGCATTTCTGAATGCGTGTATAAGTTTTTTCAGTTCATTGTCCATTACGTCCTCAACCCATTAATCTGTCGGTTATAACTGTTTGTATTCACATAGGATAATCTATCATTTTGTGAGGTTCAATAAAACTTATAAAGCATGAAATCAAGTTTATGCAGAGCAATATCTCATCAACGTGCACAGTGTATAAATACAGTTTTAGAGGAAGTATCTATGAAAAAATTTGACCATCAGTGTGCAAACTGCAAATGTGCTTTGAAAAGAACCGACACGGTGATGCATCGCGTTGAATCTCATTACAACTGCCATCAAATCCTTTGTAATCATGATTTAATGAAATGTTATGGTATACAAAACCGACATCTTTCACCACATCGCGTCCCTATCAACCGTCTTAAACAGACCTTCAAAAGTGCTACGCGATAAGGGAGCATCGCTCCCTTAATCAAGGTCAATCTCGGTATCATTCTCTGTCTTATCTTTGTACTCGTCTGAGGAGTTGTCCTGCAACTCAGGCTCTTCAAACAAACTGTCAATCTCGCGTAACGTCTGGTCGATTTTCTCTTTCAGACAATCACGAAGTTCTTCAACTGAAACGGCAGATTCGAGAATCTCCAAAGCGTGTTTCTTCGGCATTAACCTGATTTTGTCTTTCAGTTGTGAACAAAAACGGTTCAACTCAGCTTGAACATAGTCAACTGGGATTAATTCACCAGATTTTTCTTTCGCTGCATAAGTTGCCAAGTCGGCTTTAGCCACTTGTTCACGGAGTTTTTCTCGTTCGAATTCGTCCTTGATGGACATATTTCGCATTGGGTTAATTTTATTCTGAACAATCCATAAAGTGCCTTCGTCTTCTGGAATACCAGAAGGATTATCAGAGTAGGGCAGTCCTTCTGCACGCCAGCTCTTGATAGCGTTGAGGGTATAACCATAACGTTTAGCCATTTCAGTCATGCTTACATAAGTTTTACGCGCCATTAAAATTCTCCAATCGTAGAGGGCATAAGGGTTTATTTCTGTATTTATCTTGAACACAGGAATTCCTCCGGGATAGTCCCTGTCTATCAGTCTGAACTGAACACGTTTTGGATTTTCACACGCGAGAAAAAGGCTGAGCGCTCGAAACATCTCGGCGTTTCGGACGTCTAGAAGAAACTAAAAAATTTTTTGTCAAGCACTTTCTCAGCAGGATCATCTAAAAATCTAACTTTTTAAAAATAATATGATAAAAATATTTAAAATTATCTTCTTGATAAGCGCCGTCTTGTCAGTAGGGCTTCTGCTTGTGTCCTCACAGGCGGTCCGATACGATTGCTTCACGATTTACCGAGTCGATAAGCAAGACAGAAATCTTATTCACTCAGAAGTTGCAGATTATAACTGGTTCTTTTTCTATCGTGCTAATAACAGAGAACGATTCAGTGGTCTATTGCATGACGTTGTTATAAACGGTTATGACGCGAGTATAAACAGACGTGACGGGGTCGATTATCTTCGAACTTATTTTGATAATACACCCAGTTATATAATTCAATCTGATAACAGACAGTTGTTTGTTACTCAGTGCAGACTCAAAGGAATAAAAAATGAAACTAAAACTAAAAACTCTAAGTCTTGATAATCCTAAACATGAAAAATTTATCTATCGTGTTCTAGCGGTCGGCATAGCTGTGCTTTGTTGTGTCAGTGCTGTTAAATCATGGAACGAATACAACGACCCTTATAACGTATCAGCACGTCACACGGAGAATTTCGAACGTAGAACAAACGCTCTTGTTTCTTTAGAAAAGCCTTCTGAATATATCTGTGATGCCTCTAACGGTAAAAGCTATCGTTTATTTGATTATAACGATAGCTTTATGTACGTTCGTTCTGGTATTACTCCTACTCGTGATGATTATAAATTCTCTGAGACTCTCAGAGGAATTCATTCTGATAACATGTATAACGCCCGTATATCTGAATCTGGTAATTCAGGTGCAGGTCGTATGTCTAATCAGATGTATAAGCACAACGGCATTAACTTCTTATGCAAACGTGCATAATCAAACTCCCAAATAAAAAGGGCATATCAATTGATATGTCCTTTTTTCGTTCTTACTTCTTGCTGGTCCACTTTTGCTCGGAATTCCATTTACCGATTCTTGAAAAGAATGAATCGTTCTCTGATCCTTTATAGCTTCTGTGAACACCATCAGACGCATGGTTTCGTGCTGATTTTTCGAGAACAGCCCAGATAGAGTTCAGTTGAACTTCGGTTTCGTTCTTCGATTCGTTATCATCATAGTCAATGTTAATCGTGAGCTTATCGATCTCACCATTGAACAGATTAAAACTCTCTCTTACTTTGCCTGTTTCAGGACTCAGAAAACATATATCAATATTAACTTCGGCTGTATCAAGCTGTTTCGTTCTGACTAAGTTGATATACTCAGTTCTCACGTTAGCTAGCTTAACTGACATTCCGTTGTTGTTGATTTCTTTTTCTTCATCGATTGTGCTGATATCAGTAAAGTCACCAGTGGCGATATAATTCTTCGCTTTGTATTCGATATCGTAATACGCATCAGTAAGTAACAACTCAGTGTTGTTTTTCATCTTGATCGTAACAAGGTGAAACAACGTGCCTACACTGAATAACTGAGACTGATCCAGAACGGTAAGATTAGTTCCGTTAAAATCGTTATAAGCGCTGATAAATTCAGCGTCTTTGCAGAGTTCAGCAAATCTTTCTTTAATATTCATTAGATAACCTCTGTTGCTTTAAGTTGAAGTTTACTCAGCGATTTAATATCAAGCGGATAACTTTCGTTAGTCAGTACGAATCGACCTTTAGGAGATCTGTATTTGATTTCTTCACCAAGCTGAACTTGAGCACGAAGATTCGGAAACAGTTTTAACTGACCTCCAGTCTGTACGTCCTCCGTAACGGTATAAAGCTTGGAGTGATTTTGAAACTGAACTATTGTTCCTGCTTCAAGAACACCTGCAAACGTTCCTAGAGTCACCTGACGCGCTCCTGGTGCTGCGTTCTGTTGTGAGCGTAGAAGTCCTTGGGCTGTTCCTTCGTATTTCGTTTGATAGCTCAAGTCAAATTCAAATGGTTGTGATTGTTGATGCATAGCGATAAAGCGTTTTACTTCTGCTGTTTGTTCTGATTGATAATTCAGACTGAATTCAAGTTCAAAGAACTGAACACCGGTGAATCGTTTTTGAAATTTACCGCTGATTGCTCTGTTAGAGAAAAACGGTGCGTTCGACGTTAATTTAACATCGGTGATTTTGATATTCTTACTAAGCATAGAATCCTCATAAATATAGGTTTATTCACTTATTTATAAGAGGCTCTATGAACATAACAGATATGATTATCTATGACGAAGGTGAAAAACTCACGATTTATAAAGATACCGAAGGATATTGGACAATCGGAGTTGGACATCTTCTGACTAAATCTCCGTCTAAAGATGAAGCAATCAGACAACTTGATAAACTTGTAGGCACTGGTCATTACGGTTATATCAACAAGCAAGAATCACGTCAGATTCTGGAAATTGATATCAACCAAACGATCAAACAAATCGGAAGAACCGAGCTTATCAACGTTTATACTTCTCTTGATATCATCAGACGAACAGCACTGGTTAATATGTGCTTCCAACTTGGTGTTCAAGGTGTTCTACAGTTCAAGAAAATGATCGGTTATCTCGAAATCGGTGATTATCAGAATGCAGCAGACGAAGCACTGAACAGCAGATGGGCTAAACAAACACCTAATCGCGCTCGACGTGTTACCGAAGTTCTAAGAACTGGAACTTACGATAGCTATAAATGAAAAAGGGAGCATATGCTCCCTTTGATTAAACATTGATACTACACAACAACGCAAGACTGATAATAAAAATCAAGTCAATTCTTCTCATGATATCTCCTTGTTTAACTCGGAGATATCGTATAAGTCCTGCCGAGGAGGTGAAGCATTATCCCGGCTTTATTCTTCTTCCCTTTCGGAGTTCATGAAATCCAATAGTTTTTCCGTGTCAGATTTAAAACTGATATTCTTAGAATCCCATCGGAAGCTCTGTGAATGTCCATTGATGTACGACACTTTTATTCTCCATGACTTTTTCAGATTGAAAACGGTGATTTCTCTTATCACACGTTTAAGCATCATGTTTAATTCAACAGGATCTTGCACCTCCTGCAACAGGTTCAAATCAACTGATTGCTCGTTCATAACCCTGTTGTTTTGTTCTGTAATAGCTTGGTCGAGCGCCTGTAACTTATCTTCAAGACTGCCAATTGTCTGCAAAACACTTGCAGGAACTTTCTTCATACTGAGTAGCATATTGTTCAGATCTTGAATCTTTTCCTGAACATCAGAGCGTTCTTGTAATAAAGTTGCGTCGAGTGATGTTTTCTTTTCCATCTTTAGTTCACGAAGAATTTTAAACATCGCGGTTTCAATATTTTTAAAGTTCTGCGTTACGCTACATTTTCCATCGCGAGCGTTTGCACAAACATGATATTCATATACTTTGCCACTGACTGTATGAAATTTTCTAACAAGAGCACCTCCACATTCATGCTTGAGCAAACCTGTGAAAGCGTTCTTTTCTGACTTATATCCGGGTTTATTCTGTTTCTGATCAGATTGAAGCAACATGAATTCTTCTTTGCTTATAACGGCAGGATAATAATCTTCGACAATATCCAGAAGAATGACTTTACGATCTTTTGTCGTTTCAGATGTTTGATATGCACCGTAAAGAGCAACTGATTTAATCGTCTTTGCAACAGTCGTATGATTCCAGCCAGCAGAACGTAGCGGGGCAAATTCTTCATCATTCAGAGTCTTGGCTATTTTATTATTGCCAAGACCTTTCTTCTTGAGTTCGATTATTCTTTTCACCGCGTCGAGTCTGTCAGAAAAAACATAAGCGTTGTCTTTTCGTTCTAACCAAAATGGTAATGATTTGTTGATAACTTCACCGTTCAATGCTCGTTGACGTTGTTGTCCTTTTGTCTCTCTCAGTCGTTGAGATTTCTTCTCGGATTCTTTGTGAGCAAGGTCAGCAGCCAGCGCGATTCTAATCACGCTTACTAAGTCGTTTACTGATTCTCTGTTCAGCAAAAGCCCATCGACGAGGGAAGCGATATAAACTTGATGCTGTAGAATCTGCTTGATGATCTGTTGTGTTACGTCGATGCCTCTACGACTCAATCGGTCGAGTGATTCGATAATGATCGTTGAGCCTGGAGAGATAGAACCTTGTTCGATAGCTTGAAGCATGTCAGCCAAAGATGCTCTGTTGCCTTCTTTGAATGCAGAGATCCCCAAGTCTTGGAAGTTCTTTTCTGATAGAATTAAATTATTCGCCTGTGCGTACTTCTCAGCAAGTTCAGTCTGACGACGAACTGAGTCACCTTGTTCTTGCTTCTTGCTTGAGAATCTTATGTAACTGAATGCTAACCCGTTTTGTTTTTGCAT